GATCTATCTTTCGCCACTGTGCGGCTGGGGCAAACCTCTTTCCCGGAACTGGCCGCCTCCATGGGAAAAGTGATACCGCTGGCCGGAACCCTGGGGCTGGAACAGGAACAGCTTTTCGGCGCCATGGCCACCCTGACCGGCGTAACGGGATCCACGGCGGAGGTGGTCACCCAGTTAAAGGCCACCATGCAAGGGTTTTTGTCACCGTCCAAAAATATGCAGGCCGCCCTTGCCTCTATGGGCTATGAGAGCGGCCAGGCGTTGCTTGAAAGCAAAGGCTTACAGGGGGCGCTTGACGCATTAAAGGACAGTGTACACGGGGACGAACTGGCATTTGCGGGACTGTTTTCGTCCGTAGAGGCACAAACCGCCGTGCTGGCCATGGCGGGCACACAGTCCGAAAATCTGGCCAGCAAGACAGCGGAAATGTATGAGGCCGCTGGGGCGGCAGACACGGCTTTTCAGCGGCAGACCAACACCCTGAAATATACGGTCCAAACTGTCAAAAACCTGGGTAAAAATTTCCTGACACAGATAGGGACCAATATACTGCCGTATGTCAATGATCTGGCGGAGGCCGCCCTGCCAAAAGTGCAAAACGCACTGGAGGCCGCCGGGGACTATGTAGAAAAATCCATCATACCAACGGCAGAAAAGGCCGTGAAATGGATCGGAGAAAACAAAACGGCGATCCTGGCCGTTGCAAGTGCCGCCGTGACAGCTGTGGGCGCATTTAAGGCCCTGCAAGTGGCCACTGCCGCCATAGGAGCGGTGAAAAACCTGTCTACTATTTTTAAGGCGGCGTCTGGCGGCGGGAAAATTCTAAACGCGGTGATGGGAATGGGCGGCGTAAAGCTGGCCATAATCGCCGGAGTAATCGCGGCGGTGGCGGCGGGGTTTGTCCTGCTGTGGAACAAAAGCGAGAAATTCCGGGAAACCGTCATGGTCCTGTGGGGCCAGCTGCAAACCCTGGGCGGCGCTCTGGCCGATATGGCGGGCGCTATATGGGCAAAGGCCGCCCCCCTGCTGGAAATGCTGGGAAATGCCCTGCTGAACGGCCTGGAGCGGGCAGTGGACCTGCTGGCCCCCGTGGCCGGGAATATCCTGGGCATATTTACCGGAATAGCCGATTTTATCACCGGCGTGTTTACGGGCGACTGGGACAAAGCCTTGCAGGGCCTCCAAAATATTTTTGGAAATGCGCTGTCCGGGCTGGGCAACCTGGCCGTGGCCGGATTTACCGCCATTCTGGAGATCGGCACCTCCATCTGGCCCGCCATTGATAACGCAGTACAGGCGGGGATCGCCGCCATTTCCAGCCGTTTCCCGGTGCTGGGCGCTGTCCTGGGGTCCCTGTGGGCCACTGTTCAAAAAGTGTGGTCCAATATCCAGGTAATCCTCCAGAACGCGATCCAGTTTGTCCAAAATGTTTTTGCGGGCAACTGGTCCGGCGCCTGGCAGAACATAGTAAATATTTTCAGCACGATTTTCAGCACCGTGGCCTCCATAGCCATGGCCCCCATGAATATGCTGGCCAACGGGGTGCAGGCCGCCATCAATTCCGTGGCCACGTTCCTGTCTGAAAAATTCCCATTCCTGGGCGCCCTCTTTTCCGGCTGGGCCGCCAGTATTTCCGCCGCCATCGAGAACATAAAGGCCATTTTCAGCGGAATTATTGATTTTGTCCAGAACGTATTTTCCGGGAACTGGTCCGCCGCATGGCAGAATATCGTGGACATTTTCGGGAACCTATTCGGCATGATCGTCAACCTGGCAAAAGCCCCTATTAACGGGGTCATTTCCGCCATCAACTTTGTGCTGGAGAAGATCAACGGCATTTCTGTCACGATCCCGGACTGGGTGCCGGGCGTGGGCGGGACCACCCTGGGCTTTAACATTCCGACCATTCCCCAGCTGGCCACCGGCGGCATTGTCACCGCCCCCACCATCCTGGAGGCGGGCGAGGGCGGCGAGGCGGAGGCGATCCTGCCCCTGTCCAAACTGGCCGCCATGCTCCAGAGCGTGGCCAATGCGCCGGAGATCCCGGACCTGGGGAACCGGGAGGACGGCCCGGAGGAGGCGCCCCTGGCCCAGCTGGCCAAAATGCTGGACGACTGGACCAGGAACAACAAACCGGACCCGCATGGACCGGGCCAGGGCGGCGGCGGTGGCTGGGACTTCCCGGAACCGCAGCCAACCGGAGCAAACGACGCCCCGCCCCCGGCGGGCGGCCAAAACCCGCCGGGCGGCGGCGTGGACACGATCACCTTTGCCCCCGTGTTCAACTTCTACGGGGGAGTTACCAAAGAGGAGGCCGTGGAGGCCGGGAAAGTGAGTTTTGCGGAGTTCAAGCGCCTGTATAACCAACTGAAAGCGGAGGAGCGCCGCAAGAATTTGAGCGCGTCCACACGGTAAAGGAGGAGCGGACCATGGCAGGCACATATACCACCCGGCAGGGGGACGCCTGGGACGCTATCGCCCACCGGGTTTATGGCAGCGTGAAATATACCGGCTGGCTGATGGAGAACAACCACCCCAACCTGGACACGTTCCGGTTTCAGGCCGGGGTGGTCCTCCAGACACCGGACCCGCCGGCGGACAGTCTGGCGGATAATATGCCGATATGGAGGACCGAGGCATGAGGACACGGCGGGCGTATGTGGATCTGACCTGGAACGGCGCAGCCGTGGCCGGTAAAATGAGCGGCTACCAAAAAGACGTGACCTATACAGACCCGGCCAGCGGAGAGGCGGACAGTATAGACGTTTCGATCCATGACCGGGGCGGGACGTGGATCGGCCCGTGGTTTCCTGAAACCGGGGACACCCTGGCGGCCACCATCAAGGCCATGGACTGGGCCGGACCGGGTGACACCCGGATCCTGCCCTGCGGGTCCTTTGTGCTGGACAACTTCAATTTTTCCGGCTGGCCCATAGCGGGCACCATTTCCGGCGTGTCCGTCCCAGCGGACAGTTCTTTCCGGGAAACCGAGCGGAGCAAAACCTGGGAAAATGTCACCGTGGAGGAGATCGGAAAGGAGATCGCGGGCCGGGCGGGCGTGTCCCTGTCCTATGACGTGGAGGGCGGCCCCATTCAGATCAAGACCATAGAGCAATCCGAGCGGACAGACTGCGATTTTTACATGGAACTGTGCAGCACCTACGGCCTGGCCATGAAAGTCTATTCTAAAAAAATCGTGGTTTTTGACCGGGAGGCATACAAGGCCAAAGGGCCGGCGGCCACCATCACCCCGGACATGATCCAGTCCTGGAACTGGGACAGGAAACTGGCCGGAACTTACACCGGCGGGGAGTACACATACACAGATCCAGGCACAGAGGAGGAAATCAAGGTCAACGTGGGAGAGGGTCCCAGGATCCTGAAAGTTTCCGGAAAGGCGGACAACAAAGCGGACGCGGAGCGCAAGATCAAGGCGGCGGTGGCCAACGCAAACCACGGGACCAGCAAAATGTCCGTGACCATCATGGGCACCGCCTCCCTGGTGGCCTCCCAGTGCGTGGCCGTTGTGGGCCTGGGGAAAATGTCCGGGAAATATTACATTGACCAGATCACCCACCACATCGGCGGCAGCGGCTACACCATGGACCTGGACCTGTCCCTGGTGGAATGAGGAGAGGAGGCAGATATGGGAAACGAGATCCGGCTGGGCAAGGTTTCAGCCGTGGACCACCCCGCCGGCATGGTGCGGGTGGTGTACCACGAAAAGGACGACGATGTAACCCGCATGATCCCCATTCTGTCCACGGTTTTTTCCGGGGTTTACAGTATGCCGGAGGTGGGCGACCAGGTTTTAGTCCTCCACCTGTCCAATGGCAGCGAGGCCGGGGTGGTTCTGGGCCGCCCATGGAGCGGGAAAACAAAGCCGCCGGAGGGAGCGGAAAAGCTGTACCGCCTGGACATGGACCGCGCCCCAGGCGTAGCCATGGTCCGCTATGACGGAAAGACCAAGGACCTGACGATCCACTGTGACGGGACTTTGAACATCACGGCGGGCGGCGCCATCACCATTAACGGGAAAACCATTGACCTGAACTAAAGGAGAGGAGGCGGAGACCATGCCGGCGGCAACGCGAAAAGGGGACCAATGCACCGGACACGACACCTGCCCGCCCGTCCCCCTGGTGGAGCATAGCCCGGACGTGAATATAAACGGGCGGGGCGCTGGCCGGGTGGGGGACCACTACGCCGCCCACGGCTGTGTCACACACCCCGGACACCAGGACGTGATCGCCGCCGGGAGCGCCGCGGTATTTATAAACGGAAAACCAGCCGCAAGAACCGGGGACGCCGTTTCCATCGGTGGGACGGTCCAGGACGGCAGCGACAATGTGAGGATAGGGGGGTAAGCTGTGGCCATTGGATCGCTGGGCGGGATCGTCTTTCAGGTGAGCGACGAAACCGTTTTGACCTTTAAGGGCATGACCCGCGAGGTTTCCGGGCGGTGGGTGGAGCATGAGGTTATGGGCGTAAAGCCAAAACCGGAATTTTTGGGGGCAGGAAATCAAAAGATCAACCTGCCCATTACCCTGTCCGCCGCCCTGGGCGTCAAGCCCCGCAAAATGCTGGAACTGGTGGAGCGCATGGTGGAGAGCGGCGACGCGGAATATTTGATCATAAAGGGCAGGCCAGTGGGCCGCCACCCGTTTTGTCTGGCCTCCTCCAGTGAAACATGGGGCGATATGTACGCCCACGGCGAACTGGCCAAGGCAAACCTGACCATTACCCTGGAGGAATACACATGACACACGGGACCAACTTGCAACTGTACGACTTCAAACTGGAATACACGTTCCAGGACAACGCCCTGGCGGAACTGGACCGGCAACTGGCCCTGCTGCTGTCCACCCAAGTGGGCACCATGCCGCTGGATCGGGAGTTTGGGATCCAACTGAACTATGTGGACAAGCCCCCGGAGGTGGTAAAAAGCCTATACACGGCGGAGGTAACAAAAAAGGTCCCGCAGTTCATTCCGTGGGTGCGGGTCTATGAGGTTACATGGAGTTATGGAGAACAAGGGCACATCAAGCCAAAGGTGGTGATCACCCGTGCCTGAAATTTCGGTAGTGAAGAACCTGCCGGACGTTAGTTTCATCGACGGGGCAACGGTGGAGGATATACGCGGGGAAATGGTGGCGGACTATGAGGCGTTTATGTCCCAGGCCACTGGCTGCCCGCTGACCCTGGACCGGGCAAGCCCCCACCGTATGGAGTTATACGCGGCGGCGGCGCAAATCTACCACGCCCTGCAGTACATTGACCGAGCGGGCAAGCAGAACCTTTTGAAATACAGCTATTCCAATTTCCTGGACCACCTGGCGGCCTTTAAGGGGCTGACACGGGA